GGCCCCTAACGAGGGAGGGCCGACCCTTTAGGCGCGTTGATCCGCGCACGTTGGGCCACCGGGGAAGCGACCCCCCGATGGGTCCCATTTTTTTTATTGTGATGCCCCTCTCTTACTTTGCGCCACATTATAGGGGTCCCATCTTGAAATAGGGGTCCCACACTGCTTTATGGTTCCATTTAGGGCTTGATTTCTGGGGTTACGCCCCCTATTATAGGGCTAGGGGTAGCATATAACCCCCTATTTAGAAAAGTGACTGCGGGTTGTATACTCATATGTAGCATTGGGAGCCCTATAGGGGATGAACTGCCTGGAATGTGGTAGGAAGATGAGGGTGAAGGCTACGTGGAGCCTCGATGACAGGGTGGTACGCCGTAGGGTGTGTGCTTGTGGGGAAATGGAGAGGACTGTGGAGATACGCCCTCAGACGAAGGACATGGAGCCCCTCATGGCTGCGGTGGGTATTATCCAGACAAGGATGCAGGAGATGGATCTAATGGCTAAGAAGATGGTCAAGCTGCCCTGGAAGGGACCGGGATGGAAAAGCCAGGAATAGAGTGTGTCTGTGGGGCCAGGATGGAGTGGAGGATGCCCTATTACTGTGATTTCTGTGACGCCTTTTGTAGAGGAGGAGTTCATTCATGGCTGAGCAAGGAAGCTCACTGAGTCCGTTTGACAAGATCGAGAATCGCGTCTCACCGGAAAAGCAGGAGGCCTTCATCGTGGCCCTCAGGAAGAGGAATCTGAATGTCACAGCAGCGGCTAAGCTGGCCCGCGTAGATAAAGCCTCTCTTTATAAGCAGAGGAAGATATCAGAAGAGTTCGCGCAAGCCTGGGCCGATGTAGAGAATGAACTCCTCGATGACCTAGAGGAGAGGCAGTATGAAGCGGCCCTGGAGAAGGGCGAGGATCGGAGGTACATCCTGAGCCGACGTAGGGGTTCTAGATGGTCGGAGAAGCAAGCGCACGCCAGCAAGGTGACCGTGGAGCATCGTCATGCTACAGAGATGACAGACCAAGAACTAGAGAACCTACTAGGAGAATAGTTTGGCCACGCAGCCAGCAAATACCTTCAGCGCACTATTTACCGAGACTCTTAAATCGGCAGTGCAAGACAATTCCAAGGTGGAGGAGCCTGAAAACAACTGGTTGAGGGGCTTTGGCGAGCCTAAATATTGGAAATACAAGGAGACGATCAGAGGATACCTCTGCGGTAGATGTGCTGATGGAAACACTGAATGTACAGGAGGGTGCGAGATGGACGCCGCTAAAAGGGCGTGGTGTTTCCACAATGCTGAGGCGCTTCAGGCGGAAAGGGCAATGCTGGATGAAGGTGACTAGGGAGTGTACCATCGGGGATGACACCGTCACCCTGGAGGATGAGGGTGAGTTCGATGAGGTCTGGGTCAAGATGGAATCCTGCATCTCTAAGCAGCGGCAGGCCCTGGAGGCCGAGAAGGCCCTCCTGAGCGAGGAGACTGCGGGTTCCGCCCATGAGCGCAATCAGATGAGCCAGATGTTCAACCAGTGGAAGAATGCGGCTGTGCCCGTGCAGATCAACGACATAATGAAGCAGAAGACTGCCCAGGCTAAACACGAGTTTCACCAGCAGCTTATTCAGGACCCATTTGGCCAACAGGCGCTGCAAGCACAGGAGCAATTCGCCAAGGCGATAGGCGCTTCTGGTAGATTTCTTGGTAAGGCTAAGGAGCTACTCGGGGTCAAATGAGCAAGGTCAGCCAACAGCAGGCAGCCCAAGAACTCCTCGCCAGGAAGATGGCCAGGGCGGATCTAGAGGAGTTCGTGCGCTACACCATGCCTCAATACGAGGCTGGGCCTCATCATTCCATGGTGATCGAGGCTGTTGCTAGGGCCGCATCTAAGGATGATCAGCGGCTCATTATCACAATCCCACCCAGGCACGGCAAATCGGAGATCGTTTCGGTTCGCCTGCCCGCGTGGTATATAGGGAAGTGGCCTACTCGCCAGATCATCTGTGCCACATATCAGGATGATTTCGCTGCTGATTTTGGCAGGATGGTCAGGGGGTGTGTCCAGTCTGATGAGTTCAAGCGCCTCTTCCCTACGGTGAAGCTAGCCGCAGACAGCAAGGCCGCTGACAGGTGGTCTACGGGCCTAGGAGGGGCCTACAAAGCAGCAGGAGTGGGCGGTTCACTCACGGGACGTGGTGCCCATCTTGCCGTCATTGATGACCCCTTGAAGGGTCGAGCCGAAGCCGACTCCAAGTTGGAGCGAGACAGAGTATGGAACTGGTACCGCTCTGTTCTTTACACGCGCTTGATGCCAGGGGCCAGTATCATTCTCCTGCAAACGCGATGGCATGACGACGACCTTGCCGGCAGGCTCCTCCTAGAACAGGACAATGGTGGCGATAAGTGGGAATTGATTGACCTAGCGGCCCTAGCATACCCTGACGACCCCCTAGGAAGGGAGGAGGGTGAGGCTCTCTGGCCAGCTTGGTACCCAAAGGAGACGCTAGAGCAGATCCGCAGGACCGTAGGACCCCGTGAATGGTCAGCACTCTACCAGCAAAAACCCATGGAGGAGGAGGGAGCCTACTTCAAGCACGGCTGGTTCCCTCGATATGACCCCATGGATGCCATTCAGAAGTTCAAAGCAGAGCGGGCGATGGACTCTCTCTCTGACAGAGGGCAACGGAGATCCACTCATTTCGCCGTATATGGTGCTTCAGACTTCGCCGTAACTGCTGATGCAGGGGATTATACGGTCCATTTGATCATCGGAGTAGACCCAGAAGATCAAATATATATTCTAGATGTATGGAGAGAGAGGACTGACCCTGATGTCTGGATTGACGTCATGGCAGACCTGATCAACAAGTGGAAACCCCTCCAATGGGGGTTGGCAAAGGGACAAATTCAGCGGTCAGTGGGTCCATTCATGAAGAAAAGACTGGCCGAGAGGAAGGCCTACTGTCGGGTTGAGGAGTATTCCGAGACTCACGATAAGACAATCAGAGCTAGGTCAATTCAAGCCAGGGCTTCGATGGGGAAAGTCCTCCTTCCAGAGTCAGCACCCTGGCTAGATGCCTTCCTTTATGAGCTAACCCGCTTCCCTGCTGGTAAAAACGACGATCAGATCGACGCATTGTCCATGTTCGGCATGATGATGGACGATATCCAGCCAGGGAAGAGTCTTACACCCTTGGAGGAGAGCGTCTTAGAGATGGAACCTACTACGTTTGGTGAATCCATCAAACTACACCGTAGGATCAAAAGGAACGGGGGGTTGAGAGAGTCTATTGTAGTAGCCCCCAACTCAATCAACTGGGATAAGCTGGCCCAGGAGGGGAAATTATAACTTGACTTCCTAGATTAATAAGTATTATCTTCTCAAGAGTATTTATTCGCCAAGGAAGGCGCACCTTGAGCATAGGTAAGACCCAAGAGGAGCGGATTGCTTACTGGCAACGCCAGATTCGATTCGCTACCGACCGAGTTAGGCCCCACTTTGAAGCTGCTGACGTTTTGATCAAGCAGTATCAGAACGATCCATCTTCAGAGCGCGAGGAACACGCACAAGACCAGTCGAATGTCAAGGATCACCTATCTAGGGTGAAGACTTCCTTGGTATTTGGGTGGGTTGATCAGTCTATCGCTAACCTCCTAGAGAGGAATCCTAGTTTCTCCGTCAGCGCACAGAGTAAAGACTCTACTGATGGAGCCCCCGTCGTCTCTTCAGTCTCCAACTACTGGTATCAGGAAACAGGGCAGCGCCGCCAAGATGAGCGGGTGCTGCTCGACGCATTTCTGACCCCATGGGGAGTGAAGAAACTGGGCTGGACGACTGACGTGGAACAGCGGGTGGGTGATGTGATTCACCAGCTACAGGGCGGGGATGACCATGACTTTGCAGACGATGTAGAGTCAGAAACCCTATTCCTTATGACAGGGCAGCCCCAGAGGGTCATGGAAGAACACGACCATGTGGCCCACATCGAAGCCCACGTCATTGCCCAGCAAGATCCAGAGCTAGACCCCGCAGTAGCCGCAGTCCTCGACTCCCACATCAAGTTGCATAAGCGGTTTCAAGATCGGGCAGACCCTGATCGTAATAGCTCGATCCAATGGGAGGCTCCCTTTGGAGTACGCTGGCCGCCTGATGACTTCCTGATCGACCCCCTGGCCCAGGATGGGATCAACGACGCTCAGTGGATTGCCTTTCGATCCCACCGCCGCCTTGATGACGTAAAGGCCAACCCCAACTACAAGAACCTCGATGGCCTAGAGGCCTCTACTCGCCCTGACGATGCCCCTTCTGGCCTCTCCGGTGAAGACATGGAGGACGATTTTGGCATGGTCGAGTTGTGGGAGATCTGGGCCAAGGACTTCCCATTTGACGATGGTCGTCGGGATATGCTCTGGGTCATGGCCATGGGCCACGATGAGTTCCTCAGAGAGGATGAGGAATGGCCTTTTACTACTATAGAGAACTACCCCGTCGAAGTCCTCAACTTCCAGAACACAGTCTCCTCCTGGGCCACTAAGCCTGGGCTGGCTATGGCCGGTGCCGACAGCATCCAGGGGCTGGCTAACGAGATCCTCGATTCCTACCTGCATGTGATCCGCAAGTCCAAGAATATCATCATGTATGACTCAGATATTCTGGAAGAGGACATTGTGGATAACATGCTTCAGGCCCCAGATATGACCATGTTCCCCATCAGGGGGATGTCTAAGTCTTCGGGCTCACCCATGCAGGCAGTGGACTTCGGGCGAATCTCCTCCGAGAAGGGGGAGATGCTTTCTCTTATCCAGCAGTTCTTCGATAGATCAGCGGGCACACCACAGCCCGTTGCGATCCCTCAGCAGGACACAGCCACGGAGGCATCTATCCACGAGCGGAGGACTTCAGCCCGTGAAGCACGGCGAGGGAGCCTCCTAGCGGATTTCCAGATCAACACTGCCCGTAAGTTCTGGCAGATGACTACCCAGTTCCGTCCTGAGCGGTTGTTCTTGATCAATCCCAAGGCTGAAGAGTGGGTAAATGTGTCAGATAGCGTCTCTAAAGGCGAGTATAGGTTCAAGATTGATGTCTCGTCTCATCAGGCAAATCTAGCCTTGGAGCGCAAGAACCACCTAGACTTGCTCAATCTCTTCGCAGGACTCAACGGCATCTTCCAGCAGCAGTATGGTCAGCCAGTAAATCTGGCCAAGATTGCCGAGCGCCTACTTACACGCGGGTATGGGGAGCAGTCTCCTGAGGAGATCCTGCCCATGATCCAAGAGCAGCAGGGCCAGGAAGGCCTAGATCCACTAGTACAACAGGCCATTTCAGGCCTACTGGAGGGCACCCCAGGTCAGGTTCCCACAGGAGGTCCGACTCTTGATGGCCCCCCGCAGGAGGTTGAGGCAGAGAACCAGATTGGTCCAGCACTACCTAGACAATTCAATAGGGCGGCTTCTTCCCCGTCCAACGAAGCGGCATCGTCGGAGACGGTATAATGGCATCTAAAAAGGACGCTTTTCTTATTGGAGCCTTAGGCGGGGCGA